CAGCACGACCTGTATACAATGGCACGTAGCGACTTCGAGAAGGTACACTACGACACAATAGGAGTGCATACAAAGTGAGCAGATGCAGAGCTTGTGACAAGATACTAAGTGAGTCAGAGTTGAAACGTACTGATTATAATACTGACAAGCCTTTAGATTTGTGTTATAATTGTATGAGTATTTCCACTAACGCAGCACTAGCCTTTGAAGGTGGTGGAATATTAGACGAAGAAGATAGTGTAGACCTAAGTGAATTAGGGTTTGACATTAGTAACAATTAATGCTATAATATACTTATGTTATGTTCTTTAAGATTAATCATTAAAGTTTAAACCAAACGATCCTAAGGTGTACTTAGGGTCACAACTATAGAAGAGAAAGGAAAATACTATGGCAGTTATCGAAGGTACAGTAGCGTTTGAGAACCTAAACGAACACGAAGTTTATCAGGGTCAGTCAACCGGTAAATATTCAATGGTGATTAGCGTAGACGAACCAACGGCAGGTGATTTAGAAGCTAAGGGTGTCAAACTACGCGAGTACGAAGGTACAAAGCAACGTAAGTTCAGCACCAAGTATGACGTACCAGTGCTAGGGGCTGATGGTCAACCGTTCCAAGGCCGAGTCACACGAGGTTCCAAGGTGCGTTTGTTATGGGCTGAAGGTAATCCACATCCTGTACACGGAACATCCACCTACCTTAACAAGGTCAAGGTTCTGGAGGTTGCTGAAGCAGACGATGGTGAGGATTTCTAATGACAGCAGAGTCTACCTTTCTACGTCACGAGCCATGTCCATCATGTAACTCAGGTGACAACTTAGCAAGGTACTCAGATGGACACGCAGTCTGCTTCACGGCAGGCTGTAACCATTACGAGAGAGGCAACGGAACTGCCTCAGACTTTGTTTCACGTAAACCACAAAGGATATTAGAGATGACAGGAGTAACAGCACGGATAACAGATAGACGTATCTCACAGGACGTAGCTAAACGATACGGAGTAACAGTAGAGTACGACACGGAAGGCAAGATAACGAAACATCACTACCCTTACTTTGATAAGGACGGCGGTGGTGCTATTGGTACGAAGGTTCGTATCGTAAACAACAAACAGTTTTATGCAACAGGTGGTTTTGACAATGCGGGTCTATTCGGGCAACAAGCTTTCAAGAGTGGCGGTAAATACATCACGATTACAGAAGGCGAAGCGGACGCAATGGCTGTCAACGAAATGTTCGACGGAAAGTGGCCAGTCGTTTCCATCCGAAGTGGAGCAGCCGGAGCAAGCAAGGACATCAAAGCCAACCTCGAATGGCTAGAGAGTTTCGAGAATGTTGTAATCTGTTTCGACAACGACAAGGCAGGACAGGAAGCAGCCAAGTCAGTACTTGATTTATTCACCCCCAACAAAGCAAAGAACGTAACCCTACCGATGAAAGACGCAGGAGATATGCTGAAGGGGAATCAAGTCCAAGCGTTTGTAAAGGAGTGGTGGAATGCTAAGGCTTATCAGCCTGATGGTATTGTTGCAGGTGACGATACTTGGAACCTCATTATCGAACAACAGAACACAGTGTCAATACCCTACCCTTGGCAATGCCTCAATGAGTTTACTCACGGGTTCAGGGAGAAAGAGTTGGTTACTATCACCAGTGGTTCGGGAATGGGTAAGAGTCAAATCGTCAGGGAGTTGGAACACTACCTCCTTGGTGCTACCGAAGATAACATTGGCATCCTAGCACTGGAAGAAGACATACCCAAGACAGCGTTAGGTATCATGTCCATCGAAGCAGAGAAGCAACTGCACTTGGATAAGACTGTTACCGAGGAAGAGAAGCGAGGCTATTGGGAGAAGACGTTAGGCTCGGGTCGTATCTTTATGTTCGACCATTGGGGTAGTACTAGCGAAGACAATCTTTTGGGTCGTATCAGGTACATGGCTAAAGGATTGGATTGCAAGTGGATTATCCTTGACCACCTCAGCATCGTGGTGTCAGATCAGGACAACGGTGACGAGCGTAAGGCAATCGACAGTATCATGACTAACCTACGTAAGCTAGTTCAAGAGACAGGAGTTGGTTTGTTCTTGGTGTCACACCTCCGTAGACCTTCAGGACAGAAGGCACACGAAGACGGTGGCAAGATTAGTTTGGGAGAACTCAGAGGTTCGGCGGCAATCGCGCAACTTAGCGACATCGTTATTGGTTTGGAACGTGACCAACAACACGTTGACCCAACGACACGCAACACCACCACGGTACGAGTCCTGAAGAATAGGTTTGTTGGACTCACAGGTGCGGCTTGTTACTTGTTCTATGATAAAGACTCAGGACGTATGATTGAAACGGTATGTCCGGTAGATGAATCGGAGTTTTAATGAAGCAGATAGTCTTTGATATTGAAGCTAACGGCCTAGACCCTGATACGGTTTGGTGCGTTATAGCCTACGAGAGAGAGGCTAAGGAGTACATCGAGTGGTCAGGGGATACCCTACCCAACTTCAAGGATTGGATAGCAGAGCAGGAAGAATTGGAAGTCATCGGTCACAACATTATAGGCTATGACATTCCAGTGTTAGAGAAGTTACTTAACGTAGACTTCAGCAATTGTAAAGTAACTGACACATTAGTTATGTCCAGACTAGCAGAACCATCGCGCTTAGGTGGTCACGGCTTGGAGAATTGGGGTCAGTTGTTACATCAACCGAAAGGAGAACACAGTGATTGGCTTAATTTTTCGCAGGATATGGTGGAGTATTGTCAGCAAGATGTTAGGGTTAATGAACTGGTGTACCAGAGATTACTTCGTGACCTTAATGGCTTTGGAACTGAAAGCCTTGTGTTGGAAGGTCAGGTACAAAGGATTATTAGTAAGCAGATTAAGAACGGATGGCTTTTAGATCAGGAGAAAGCGTTTGGTTTGTTAGCCAAACTCAAGGAAAGAAAGTTTGATTTGGAGGATGAGGTACATGAGAAGTTCAAACCTCTACCAACATTCATTAAGGAGATAACACCCAAGGTCAAGAAGGACGGTAGCTACTCAGTAGTCGGCCTGAAGTTCTTAGGAGAGCAATGGACAACAGCAATAGCACCATTTAGCAGACTGGATTATCCAGAGTTTAACTTAGGCTCACGTCAACAGATAGGACGTTACCTAAAACACTTCGGATGGGAGCCAGAGACTTTTACTGAGAAGGGACAGCCAATCGTTGACGAAGGCGTTCTGAATAAGGTGAAGGGTATACCGGAAGCGGAGCTTATTGGTGAGTACCTTATGGTACAGAAACGTATCGCACAGATACAGAGTTGGGTAGACGCAGTTAAGGACAACGGTAGAGTACATGGTTACGTTAATGCTAACGGCGCTGTGACAGGACGTATGACACACTCTAGTCCAAACATGGGACAGGTTCCCGCAGTCTACTCCCCATACGGGAAAGAATGTAGAGCTGTATGGACAGTACCTAGTGGATACAAGTTAGTTGGTATGGACGCAAGCGGTTTAGAGTTACGTATGCTTGCACACTACATGAACGACGGAGGATACACCAATGAAATTCTCACAGGAGATATACACACGGCAAACCAGTTGGCTGCGGGGCTTGCTACTAGAGACCAAGCGAAGACTTTCATCTACGCTTTTCTTTACGGCGCAGGAGATGCAAAGATCGGAAGTATCGTCGGAGGAACTGCTAAAGATGGTAAGAGACTTAAAGCGAAGTTCCTCAGCAATACGCCTGCTCTTGGAAGGTTACGAGAACGAGTTGGGGTGGCTTCAGGAAGAGGTTATGTTCTTGGATTGGATAGGAGAAGGGTCGCAGTACGATCAGAGCACGCGGCATTAAACACTCTGCTACAAAGCGCAGGTGCAATCGTTATGAAGAAAGCACTGCAATTACTGGATGAGTATGCAACCAAATGGAACATTGATTATAAGATTATAGGAAATATACATGATGAAATTCAAACAGAAGTGCAAGCAACTGAAGCTGATGTTTTCGGACGACTCGCCACCAGTTGTATCGAAGCAGCAGGAACTTACTTCAAGCTCAACTGTCCCCTCGCAGGCGAGTACAAAGTCGGAGACACATGGGCAGACACACACTAAGACTTGTTGTAACAGTTGCGGTGTTAAACTAACAGAGGAAACATGGAGCGCAGGTAACGCACGTAAGGCTGTCTATATATGTAGGCTATGCGACAGCATCAAACGTAAGCGCAACAAGCTGAGAGAGAAAGCACGGAGCTTAGGCATTGATACACTGCTTAACTATAACAAAGTCAAGGAAGGTTCAGTGTACATCATGGGCAATCCTGCATGGCCTGAGTGGGTTAAGGTCGGCATGGCTATTGACTCAGAGGATAGGCTAAGTAATTACCAAACCAGTTGCCCTCAAAGAGATTATGTGTTATACTATAGTTATGATACAAAGGATAGACGTAAGGCAGAGAGCGCAGCACACTATAAGTTAGGACAACAGTTTGAACGCAAGAATGAATGGTTCAAGTGCTCACCAGAGGAAGCTATCGAGGTGTTAAATGAAAACAACTGATACAGTAGTCAAAGATATTTACAGCATGATGGTATCTAAGGATGCTGACCCAAGCGTTGACGTAGAAGCTGAGATAGAGAAGTTTGGTGAGGGTGTTAAGGCTCTGATGCGTACTGAGTTCGGCAGGGAGAAGCGACAGGACAAACGGACGCTTAGGTTGTCTAACATTGGACGCACAGACCGATACCTTTGGAACGTAGTAGCAGGGACAGAGAAGGAAAAGATAGAGCCTCACACCTACATTAAGTTTATGTATGGTCATCTCATTGAAGAGATGTTGTTGTTCTTAACACGGATGTCAGGACATGAGGTTACAGATGAGCAGAAGCAGTGCGAAGTGAATGGCATTCGCGGCTCAATGGACTGTAAGATAGACGGTGTAGTGACTGATGTTAAGTCGGCTAGTAGTTTTGGCTTTAAGAAGTTCAAGGACGGTTCGTTGTTACACGATGACCCTTTCGGTTACGTTGATCAGATTAAAGCCTACGCTCATTCAGAAGGTTCCGATGAGATAGGTTGGTTAGCCATGGACAAGACGAACGGTTACCTTACGTTCCTCAAGTACGACATGGGTGACCCTAAGGTTAAAGAAGTTCTTGACTTTGAATCTACGATTACCGAGAGGGTAGACCATCTTAAAGACATGGTAAAAAAGCCAGAGCCTGACACCTACTGTCACAAGCCAAAGCCAGATGGCAAGTCAGGCAACATGGAGTTAGCGTTAGGTTGTTCTTATTGTCAGTACAAGAGGCATTGCTTCCCTGACCTTAGGGTGTTTAAGTACTCACACAAACCTAAGTTCTTGTGTAAGGTAGTCAAGGAACCGAACGTACAGGAGTTAAAATTCTAATGACTAAGAAGAAATTCAGGTCAGGCTTGGAGTCAGCTATAGACGAAAAGCTAACCAACGACTTTTTATATGAACCGTTCAGGCTACCTTATGTAACTCACAGGAAGTACGTACCGGACTTTGTACACGAAGAGAAGGCAATACTAATCGAGGCTAAGGGATACTTCAGGGTAGGCGACACACAAAAGTACACCGCCATCCGAGACTCAATGCCAGAATGGGAGTTAGTGTTCATTCTTTCTAATCCGCTTACAAAGGTACGTAAGGGCAGCAAGATGACCATGGAGCAGTGGTGCGAGAAGCAAGGCTTTAAGTGCTACACTGTTAAGACAATAGATAAACTACTGGATTATGTAGGAGCTAAAGATGTCGTTTGAAGAATACAAGGAAGCGTTCTTACGCGACCACGATGAGATAATGATATTGGAAGTGCTAGAGATTAACGGAGAAGAGTTGATTGAGGCATTTGAAGATAGACTACTTAGACATAGAGAGGTACTTGGAGATGAGTATTAATGATGCGTCACCAGAGATGTGGAACAAACTACGAGAGAAGTACGGAGCCATGGCAGACGAAGAGCTAAAGGATGACGACAGAAAGGAATATTTCCCTGACCCTGTGAACAACCCACAACACTACAACACTGGTAACATAGAATGTATCGAAGCCATCCAAGAGTCTATGTCACCGGAAGCGTTCAAAGGATACCTAAAGGGCAACACCATGAAGTACCT